CTAATAACATCACAATATCATTATCATCTAATTTTCTTATAGAGGTAATGTGATTAGCAACAGCCCCTTGGTTTACATCATTTTTAATTAACTTAAATTTGGATCTAATATTTTCTGGTAAGTGTTTGATGCAATTTTCAGCAATTTGAAATCCATCGTCTGTGCTAACATCATCTATTAACCAATGTTCATAATTATCATAGTCTTGTGCAGCCACACTTACGATACATTTTTCAATATAGTCCTGTGCATTGTAAAATGGACTAATCACAACAATCTTCTGTTCTAATTTATCTTTTGGGGCGAGCCATTCTTCTCTAGCAGATATTTTACGGCCAAATATTTTATGATATTTTGATTTAGTATAATTTACTTTCTGAGTTTCTCCCTTACTAAGATATAACCCCAAATTATAATAGATATGCTGCTTCCACTCTAATGCTGTAACTTCCCATCCTAGAAGATCTTTAACTTCTTCTAATGCCTCCATCTTTTCTCTATGAGCAGCAGGATTATTATATGCATTGACAACCATATCAACGAATTTAGTTACTTGTTCATCTGGGTTAATATTAGGGTACAATCCATTCGGAGCAATTGCATAATCTATTTGATAACTGTGCGGACTAGCTGATTCTTCCAATGCCCCAAACTTACAGGTTAATAACGGAGTATTAGCATAGAAGCTTTCCATAGTGCTTATACCATATGTTTCTGGGAGCAATGCGGGATAGATAAAGAAACTTGCTTTGGCACATAGGTCTGCAACTTCACGTTGTCCCACTATACCAGTAAATGTAATAGTAGGATCTTGCATATGTGGTCCTGCTATTTTGTTAAATTCCGTTTCTTCATCATCATGTGCAAATGCAGCCCCTAGTTTATAAAATCCACCTATTATCGTCAAACGTGCTTTCGGTAATTTTTCTTTGATCTTAGGCCAAATAGCATTTAATAAAGGAGCAAGACCTTTACTCATGTTGGCATTGAATATAAACATGTTAGGGTCTTTAGCATCTATGTCTACTTTATCAAAATATTTTACAATACCATTTCTAGTAGTCCACATGTGTCTACGTAAAACTTCATAATTCCTCATTACAATACCTTTTTGATAAATAAGTGTAGTTCGCGGGACGCCTGTCCCCAACTACTCTAACGCTTTTAAGGAGCATCAGTAATGACTATTTACTACCTGTATGTCAAGACACATAAAATTACTGGATTAAAATATCTTGGCCAAACTAAACAACAAGATCCCCATAAGTATTCTGGATCTGGAATAAGATGGATTAATCATCTTAAAAAACACGGATATAATTATACTACAGAAATTTTAAGAGAATGTCAAACTAAAGATGAAATAAAAGAATATGGATTATATTATAGTCAACTCTGGAATATTGTAGAGAGTAATGAATGGGCAAACCTGAAACTTGAAAATGGTGACGGTGGAGCACAATCTTCTAAAAGTATTGCTAAAATACAAGAAACGAAGAGGAAAAATGGTACTCTAAGTTCTTCTCCTGAAATTATTGCAAAGATGGTAGGAACTAGAAGGAAAAATGGTACTTATGGTATTCCTCATAAAACGCATAAATCCCCTGGGCCGCGTTCTCCTGAAACTACGGCTAAAATAATAAAAACTAGAAGGAAAAATGGTACCTTAATTCCTTCCCCAGAGACACTTCTTAAGATGCATGAAGCAAGGAAGAGGAATGGAACATTACGGCCATCTCCAGAGACAATTTTTAAGATGCAAGAAGCAAGGAAGAAAAACGGACCTTTAAAACAAACACCCGAATCTATTGCTAAAATGTTAGAAACAAAGAGAAAAAATGGTACACTGAATACTAGTTCACCTGAAGCTGTGTCTAAAAGAAGAGAAACAAAGTTAAAGAGATGGGGTACTGTTAATAATCTCGAAATCAAACGATTAAAAGAGTTAAATCAAAAATAATAAATCAGTGTTCGTGAGTATTGTTCATAACATACATTGTATGAAAATCACTCAGCGTCCATATCTCATCTATTGCACCATTAACAACTAAATCTTCTAATATATCATCACCCCAACAGAAAGTATCGTGCATCCAAAATACTTTTAACTTAGCATTCTTTCTAATACGTTCAAAACTTTTATAATCAAATTTTCTATTGGTAGTTTGTGGGTATGTATACCAGGGCTCTGTAATAAATGGTGTTACGACACGAGAGCTTATAACAACATCAAAATTATCAATATTGGTAGCGATACTTGCCAGTGGTTTATAAGTGACATTATCATATACCCCAGGTTTAAATTCACTTTCGTCACAGGCATTGAACACAGTTACATCAAATCCTAATTGCGCCATTTCTCTACTTACAAGAATAACCGCACTTTCACTTCCACCTAACCCCTTATCTTTTAATGTATCGCCATCATATGCCATACCTACTATATCTATAATGGCTAACTTAACTCTAGGTGCTGGCAAAGGATCAGGACTGCTGGTTATTGCAGGGATGCTTACTTCTTCTGGATTGATAAATCTACGACCAAATACCTTATGTACACGGTAATTGATCCAATTAACCTTTTCTTGTTCTACAGGATCAAGTTCCATCCCTAACTTATGGTAGAAATGCTGTTTCCATTGTAATGCAACAGTATCCCAAGTTGATACATCCTTTACTGCATTACAAGCATATTGTTTTTGTTGATGTAAATAACGATTACCAACTACTTGTGCCACTAAAGCTATATACCTGTTAACTTGCCATTCTTCATTAATCCAAGGAAAAAGCCCGTTTGGTGTAATAGCATAGTCTATATAGTAACAGGCTAGATCTGTAGCAGTTTCTTCCATAGCACCAAATCTACATCCTATAATAGGCGTATTGTAGTTAATACTTTCTAAACTGCTGATACCCGATGTTTCTGGAAAGGCGGCAGGAAAAAGATTGAAACTCGCTTCAGCCATTATTTTAGCAATTTCTGGTTGTGATATGATTCCTGTAAATATGACTGAGGGGTCATTTCTAACCTTTTCTTGCAATTGTATATATTGCTGAGCCGCTTCATTTACTTCTTCGTTTTGAAACTTGTAATAACCACCAATAATTTTAAGTTTGGCGCCAGGTACATTATCGCGTATCTTAGGCCAAATCTTTTCAACAAGAGGGACCATACCTTTAGTAATACTAGCATTATAAACAAATAAATTTGGATCTTTAGCTTTAATATCGACCCAATCTATCCAACGGTTGATAGCATTTCTAGTGTGAAAGATATGGTTTTTAAGAACTTCAAAATTCCGCCTCGGACCATGCGATGAGTGTGTAGTATAACAAATATGCCAATCGCTTAGACAGAAAATTTCGTCAATATGTTTGTGTATTATTAGACTTTCTAATAAGTGATCACCCCAGATAAAAGTATCCTGCATCCATAATATTTTTAATTGATTTGGACGTTGCACCTGTGCAAAGATTGCAGGATTAAAGTCTCTAGGAGCAGGTTGTTTTACTTGATCATATAAGTGAGGTGGGGTAAATGGTATTACCGTGCGTTGGCTAATAACAATATCAAAATTAAAATTGCGTTCACCTAAGATCCGCATTGGATAATAGGCTACGCCTTCATATGGCCCAGGTTTGTTCTCTGATGTATCACAATCATTAAAGATTGAAACATCAAATCCTAAAATTACTAACTCTTTGGCAACTGAGATAATCGATGATTCTGATCCACCTATACCTTTTTTCTGTAAAGTAGTTCCATCATAATTAAGTCCGACACAATCAATTATAGCTATTTTAATGTTATTCATATACACATATTTAAGTATGTATATTATAACAGGAATTAAAAAAGAGTGTTAACTATTAGGGCTACATTTAGCTTTTTTGGCCTTAGTTAATTGTCCAAAATTTACTGGCCACTCTTGGCCTGTCGATAATTCTCTAGCAGTAAAAGGTAAAGGAAACTTAATACCAACCTGTTGTTGAATTAATATTATAGGGGCTCTTAATTTCACAATATTATTATCTCCGGTATTACTATTAGGAAATATCCACCCTGCTGCATCACCGGTAATATTATTAATCACTATTTTATAAAATGCATGTGGCACCACTACTTTATTGACTCCTATTGTTTTATCAGTATCGTTGTATATAGGACCTGCATATATAGTAAATGATTGATTCGATTGAACAACCCATCCACGAATTGATGTTTCAAGAAATTTCCAGTTTCCTCGGTTTGTATGAGGATACTGAGGTGTCATATTACTTAAAATAAAACTTTCAGTCTCGGCCTGAATGTCAAAACTCATATCACCGTCAGGTGCAGTATGGCCAATATCAAAACCAGATCCTGCATAATCTTTGAGTTCAGCTCTTTGTCCTTTTGGAAGACTAGCATCTGGTGCAAAAGAATTTGATCGCAGGATACAACCTAATGCATTTTTTGGTTCTAGTACATAACTAACCCAAATAGGTAATTTGGCTGACATGTCATTTAATGTAACATATGCATGTCTGCAAATAGTTACCCCTAGTCTAGAGGTTTGTGGAAATCCGTACGGTGCTTGGTTTATACATTGTTGTAATGGAAGGGGTGCTGCCTGATCTTTAGCATAGGTAGTAGGTATTAACAATGCCAATAACAGTATTAAAAATAGCGATTTCATCATGCTGCGGTGTTACCAACATATTGTGCACCACCAAGGCTATAAACTATAAAGTTGGATCCGGTCGACGTTTGTGCAGTTCCTGCACTAAAAGTAAGATTTAATTGTAAGCGAGTATTAGCTGATGGAATTACCCATCCGTCAATAATAGTAATAACATTAAGTGCAG